AGAATTATCTGCAGTAATTGCTTCACCAGGTTTTAACTTTTTGATCTTACCTGCACTTGATAAAGGAACTTTCTTGATTATTCCAAGGAGACCACCTGGAGCATTTGATCCTCCACCGATTGAATTGGCAATTATGGCTAATTGTTCATTGATGTAGGGATCATTTGGATCACCAGGATTTTCCCAGTCTATATTCCTGGAAGCAATTGCACCAGGATGGTTTGGTGAAAACAGGGGCATACCCCTGTCAACAAATGCATCCCATCCCTGACCTATGTAATCAAGTAGGCCAGGTTGGGATTGTATTCCCCTGTTTCTTCTTCTGAGATTTTCTGCCATTAATTCTCCATCTGAGGTGGAAATTGTGGAGGCATCTCAGGTGGCATTTGTGGTTGTTGTTGTGCCTGGGCTAATTGTGACTGGAGGAGTTGGGTATTCTGCTTCATTTGCTCCCTGTCTCTTTCCATGATTGCTTTTACTTTTGCACCATCCATTGTGGTATTGTATTTAGCCTCCATCTCCATAATTGAGAGTTGGGCTTGTGACTCAATCCTGTCTTTCTCCCGGTCATCCAACCTGATCATCTTTTCTCTTTCAAGTTCCAGTTTTGCAGAATCATTTTCAGAATCGGCTTTTGCCTTCAGTCCCTGGATCTGGATATATTTTTCCTCTGGAGTTGGTTGTGGAGGTTCCTGGGGAGGTGCCTGGTATTGTGCAGGATCAGTGAAAAAGACTGAGGGGTCCATGAACCCGGCAAGTTGCACCATCCGGGAGAGAGTCGCATGGTATTGCCTGAGATTGACAATCGGGTTCTCTGGACCAAACTGTTGAAGGAGTTGTTCCTGCTTTTGTGCAACAGTTGTCAAAAACTGCATCTTTTCAAGATCATTTCCCCCACCAAGTGGAATATCAACTGCCACATCCATGTCGCTATCCCAGTGCCGGGGATCAATAGGTACCCATTGATTATTCAGTCTTGCCATCTTTTCCCGGTCCTGGAACTTGCAAACTAACTGGAGGATACCTTTATACAAAGGTTTTAATCCAGTTTCTGCAAAAATCCTTGCAATCATTTCTATGTGAGCATGTGCTGCCTTGACTGTTGAGTCAACTGCCAGCCGGGTTGCAGATTGAAGATTTTCTGAATCCATCCCCTGTGAAGCCTTTGTGATTCCTGTTCTTGTAGACTTAATTTCATCCAACATTGAAAGGATTGGTAATGCTTGTTGTCCAACAAACGGCATTTCAAGTTGAGAAACGGCATTTGGTGTTCTTGCTCTTATGACACTACCGACTTCTGTATTGAGAACGTCTCGCATGTTGGCCTGTCCCTCCAGGACCATTAATCGTGGGTTTACACTCATTACCAAACTATCCATGACATTTCTGAGAATGGCACTCTTGATACGCTGGATATCAGCAATGATATCGGTAATTGATGCACCTGCAATTGCAGAAATATGAGGTTGAGGATCTGGAGTGAACAACACAAAAGGAATCTGATCACAGGGCATTACATTCACAATTTTATGTGCAGATCCCAAAGTGCAGATCCTTAACAATTCGCTGTAGCTGTCCTGGTCTCTGTCAATTTTGCAAAAACTTTCGCAATATAAAATCTTCCTAGAATTCGGTTCCATATTCTGATGGGATCTTGTTGCATTATCGGCATGTCTGTTCATGTATTCCTGGTTATTGGAAAAAGATTCTTCTGTCCCTGCGAACTCTTCCAATTCAGATTTATCGTATCCCAGAGAAACCAACTCCGAAATCGTCTTGTAGGATCTATGTGCAACAATGTCTGCATCTTCAACTGATTTTGCAGTTCTGGAAATAAGAAATTCTTCACCTGGTAATGACTCAATCCTGATATTCCCTTCCTTAACTCTTCTTTTCAGGGTTACATCAAATAACGGCACACCTTCCTGGGTCTGATCCTTCTGTTCCATCTCAACTGACTCAACTGTATCTTCTCCTGCAAGAATCTGGATTTGTTGTTCATCAAGACCAGTGAATGTGGATGTAGTTACTTTTTCGGTTTCTTCATGCCAAAATTTTAGAACTCCAGTTCTCCTGATAAGTGCATCTTTGAACACACTCATCATCGTATTAAAAAAGTTTGGTTGTTTCTCCAGGATTAAATGATTGATATAATCAGTACACTGTTCTGCAGGAAGGACATCTTCTGGACCTTTAGGAGCAAACTGCATCACCTTCTTTGTACCAAAGAAGACTCGCATCAAGGAGGGTAAAATTGAATGGACAGTATCTCTGACTGAAAAATCAGTTACACCAGATCTACCTTCATCATCTTGTTTCGGAAGATGACCACTGTAATATTTGGAAGCAGTAACCCGGTCATTCCCAAGTTCATCACAATAGTTGATTGCATCTTCAAGCAAAGTTGAAACATAACCATGCAACTCATCTTCATCCATTTCATTTGCAGGTTCAAATTCATCAACTTCCTCATCAATATCTTCAATTTCTGGTTCGTATGCCATAGATAGGTATTTTTGGTGGTAAAAATGGAAAAATGACCCTTCAGATCTTGTTCAGTTGCAATATTCCAGGGTTCCCCTATGCAAAACATAGGTACTCTCTATTATATCACTGAAAGTTGCAGAAACAGGTGCTACTGTTAAACAATCCCAGAAATGTTCCTTTTTATCGGTTTGTTCCATCCAGATCCACTCCCGGCAATAACTGCACTTTGTCCTGCAAAAGTAAGCACAAAACTGTCTGCAAAATCTGGACTACCCCGGTGTCCAATCCTTCTTTTCATCTCCTCCTTAGTCTCCATCCTTAATTTTCCTGAAGATTCAAAACTATACCTGGGAGAACACAATTCAAACATTAATCTTTCATCTCTTGGTATTCTGCAGTGACGTTGCTCAAACCATTCCTTGGCCCGGTGCCACAATTCACACCTCAAATTTTTATATTGCCCCGATAATGATGCACTCTCTCCAGTATTAATTCCAATAACAGGCAAATCCAATTCAAGGCCACGATCAACGATTGCTGCCCCGGAGCCAATTACATCCACCAGGATCTCCTGGGGAGTAAGTCCATCCTGTTTTGCTTTTTGATATTCTGCATTAAGTTGGCCCATCAAATTCATTGTATCAATCTTTGCCCAACTCTTGATTGGTTCCATAACTGTATTGCCCTGCCTCTTGCAAAGTGCAGATTTGTCAGCACCAAACCTTGCCACATCCAATCCCCATACAATTGGACCTTCTGTAGGGTCCACATCCCTGGAGACTGCATCTTCAACCAGGCCATTTGAAATGATCGTATCATCGGAGCTGTCACTGAACTCTCCTCTTACCCTTATAGAATATGTCGCAGAGTCAGATCCATATCTCTCTGCCATTTCATCAATGTAATCCTGGGTGACTCTTGGGGAATCCTCACAGGAAACTGTTCTTAACCACCATCTATGCTTCAGTTTTGTAAATGCATCATAAAAATATCCTTCAGACTTCGTTGGATTCCCCACCATTATGAGGGTTGCATCACCACTAAGGCTGCCCCCGGCAGCTTCAAAAATAGCTGAATCAACAGATGAAGCCTCATCTACAATTAATAAAACTTTCCCAGATGAATGAATACCCTGCAATGCTTCAGGTTGTTCTTTTCTTGCTGTTCTTGCACTTATAAATGACCCTGAAGGATCACTCTTCAAAACAATCCTCTCAGAAAATACTTCAAACAAACCCTTCAAAGCAGGTGGCAAAAGCAACAACTGAGACTTCAATTCTGCAAATAAGGCATCATACAACTGACTTGCAGTGGGTGCAGTGCAGACAGTCTTCTGAGGGTAGTAACACAACATATGATGCAACATCAACCAGGCACAACATGTTGACTTACCAATTCCATGACCACTCTTGACAGCCAACAACCTGGTCTTCAAAGACTCCTCCATCAATTCTTTCTGCCAGGAATCAGGTTCCTGTTCCAGAATGTCTATAACGAATTGTACTGGATTACTTTTGTACTTCTCAATAAACTCTGAGAAGATGTTTCCATCTTGTTTTGACATGGTGCTTCTTTTGGTAATTCTGAAATTGGATACAAAAAACTAAAAGGTACCCAATAATTAAAACTTGTTTTTCCACTATTATTATGGAGCCACTCATCATGTTCAAATACCTCATATGCAGATATCCACCCCCTGATGATGTACTCTCCATGTGAACCCTGCAGTAAAATATAATACTTGTCAGGCTTATCCCTCTTCTTTATAAATAATTCATGAAATTTTTCAGGCCTGGTCCTGACTTCATAATGATCCCCAACATCAGTTGCATTATAACCCTCAATTCCACTGGGATATAATCCAAGAAATTTTGCAACTGCAAATTCACCCAGTGCCCCCTCAATATGATTCCCCCATAAACCACCAACACCTGGTGAACCATACCTCTGGGTATATTCAGAAGTTGTCTTTGACCCATTTCTTGACCCTTGTAGGCATCTTAGTTGCCTTTTTAGACCTACCTCTGCTCCAATCTCTATCTCTGGAAGAGTCAATTGTACCTGGGGATTTTCTGCTTGTAATTGTGTAGACATTTACCTCGTTGCTCCTTCCTGGTGCATCAATTATCCAAACATCCAAATGTGGAGGTAACTTCCTCTTCAACCACTCAAAAAGTAATTGTGCTCTCTCAGAAGTTGGTAGCTTCGTAAGAGAACCACCAGACTCCCTGACCTGGGACTTGATATCATCAATCGTTGACCTGAATGAACTTTTCATCAGAAGGGATTGTGTAGTTCAATGAAGAATCATCAAGATCAATGCAGTCAAATGCTAAAATGGTGCAGTGCTTCCCAATCGGTTGGGGATACTTCCTGATGATTTGTGCCCTTACTACCCTGGTGCCCTTTTCAAATAAAGTGTCCTCTAACTCAAACTGTATTTTGTCTCCAATCCTTGGATTGTATTGCTTGACTGACATGTGAATCCTTATTTTAAAAATTTTTTTGGGAAAAATAATTCGGTGTCTCTGGGGTATGTCAAAGTACACCCCCCATATACATCGAAGGGGGGCCGAATCCCCCTTATGTCAATAAAATCAGTGGGTTACAAACACACCCATCCCAGATCCCCCCTATGTTCAGTAATGGTATTAATGAACATTCCCTTGTTAACTACTGATATCATTAGACATTCTCTGATTTAAGGGCCAATCAGGGTCGCATGGGCACATGCGAGTACCTCTATAGAATCTTGTTTATACACTTTATACTCTAATACTCCCCCTGTATACATTACTTCTCTTCCTATATATTCCTGGTATACACTTCAGAGTCTATACTATATATATACACTATATATATACACTATGTATATATCTATAGTTTAGCTAACTTTACTAACCAGGTATTCCAATCTTTCCACATCAACATATTCCTGACCTTCATCTGGTCCGACAAATCCCAGTCCAACTCTGACCTCCCATTCCCATTCTCTAGATCCAACAGATGGTAAAGATGGTGCAGGTAACTCTTCCAACTTCTTAATCTCTCCTCCATTCTCCAGGTATCTATTTACTGCATCATCCAGTTCCTGTTTCTCCATTGCTTTTTGCAATACAGATTCAAATCTTGATTCAACCTTAAACATCTTATATGGATGATTAACTTTCCAAGCATGTGTTAATTCGTATTTCTTGGGCTTTTTTGGTTTTACAGGTGGTTTGTAAATCTCCCTGCATGTCTGACTACAGAACACCCTCTTATATGCCTGTTGGAACTTTTCTCCACACTGCTTGCACTTAATCATCCCTTTCTTTTTATTCCTTGCCTCCTTCATCTTCTCATACAGGTCATAATGGTAATCTCGTTTATATTTCAGTCTGCACACATCAGAGCATATTATTTCCTTAACAGTCTTAGGCATAAACATATTTTTGCATATTTTACATTCAACTTGCTGTTTCATTGTCATCTCCTTCAAGGGTTGTTGCTTCAGACCATCTCTCTATTCGGTCTATGTCTAGTTTTTTCTCATAAACTGTATCTGCCAACATCTTCAATTGTATTTCATCCACTCCTCTTCTCCTCTCTGGTTCCAAATCCTGTACCACCTCAATCACATCATCCAGGCAGTCAAGCATACCAAGTGTCACATGGATTCTAAGCATATCACTTTTCAATTACCTTCTTCTTTGGAGTTACATTCTTAATATGTGATTTCATCTGTTGTCTCAATGCTTCAAGGTGCAGTTGAGTTGCATCAGTTACCTGCATGTCTATGGTCTGACGTTCTCCATACATAATTGGTGAATATTTACTTGCCAACCATTGTTTTGCATTAATCAAAGTCTTTGCAGTTGAAGGATCAAGGTGTCCCATTTCCAACTTATTACTGATTGCTTTTATTTCATCAACAGTCAACTCTGCATATGCTTTTCTTGCAGACTCATACCTCTCTTTAAGATCAGGATCACTTGTTATCTTCTGGTACAACTGTTTATAAGGCACCTGTATTTCTTTTGCCATCTTGGGAAGACTCCCAAACTCTGCATACCCATCAAATATCTTATCCCAGAATTCTTCATCATCAAACATCCTGGCAACTCTTGCTCTTCTTTGTCTTCTTATAGGTGTTCCACTGATAAGACCTCCTTTGTCAAACTGACTTTAGTTCCATCCCATAATTATTAGTTTCAGGAGACACATCATACTCCTGTTTCCTGGTGAGTATATTAAATTCAAATGGTCTGTAATCCACATGATGGTGCCATCTGTTATTCTTCCATGACACTTTTGCAACATCAGAATGCATATCTTCCAACATCTGACTTTTATTCTTTGTACCTCCTTCCAGGTAGAATTCTTTTGTATTACCTCCTCCCATCTTCTGAGTAGTCAGTTTTTCCTGGAGGAAGAAATTAAACTGGACAGTACACATCCCATCTTTAAGTACTCTGAGACTGAGATCAGTATCTTCGTTGTATCTTCCTCTCCACCTATATGGAATATCATTCTTAATCAATAAACAACTATATATCCTGGTGTTCAACTTAAATGGTGGTCTTGCATCAATTGCAGGGCAAAAGTAAGTATACTGAGGTCCAGATATAGCAATATTTTCATATCTCAAAACAAAGTCTTCACATGCATAAAACAGATTTGGACTGACACATTTAATTCTTCTATTTCTGTTCATCCTCTCAAATGAAGCAATATTATCATCCATGACCCAGTGGTGGGAGAATCCAGATGCTACTGAATGATCCCAGGCATAATTTCTTGCAGGGCCAGGTCCAGTTCTTCCATCATCATCATCCCAGAAGGTATCGTAGTCTTCTTTATAAACTTCTGGAAGCACCAGTAAATTCTCTCCCCCAATCAGTCTGGCATATTCATCATGTTCCTGGTCTTCAACAATCATCTTAAAAGGCACACCCAGTTTTTGAAGTGCTTTGCTTGTTGGGTTATTAGATGCTCTTCCTTTACTGACAATATAAACAGGGAACCTGGGCAGAACAACTTTTTTACTCACATACCTGTAGATACTTGCTTTTTCATTCAAGGGGAACCATGTAGATTTTTTATCCTTCAATTGTTTCCCTTCAAAGACCCTTTCTCCATCATAGAGACAATTCTTAACCTGGGTTTCAAATCTTTTAAAATCTTTATAATTCCTGAACTTAAAAGTTGCAGTTATTTCTGGGTCTTCCTGCTTCACATTCTGGTATTCAGGCATACCATTCCATTCTCTTTGGCAATCATTTTCAATCTCACCAAATAAATTAGTTTGTGCTAATTCCATCTCTCTCCTTATAAATTATTATTTCTTATCTTCACACCTGATTTCAACAGATCCACCAGGATTGAGATACACCATAATGGCAACTACTACCATTACCATTCCTGAAATTACCCCAAAGAGATATATCCCCAGGAACATTCCTATTGTCATATTTTCTCCTCACCCATGAATTTCTTTAACTATAAATGTCCCATCATGGAGTACCATCTCATGTGGGCATGATTTGATACATACTCTGACACCTCCTATTGTTTTGTCTTTTGCTTCTTCTCTTGTGATCTGGATATGCCTGATCTGATTATCGTTCTGGAAGACACCTGCAGTTTCCAGTGAATCTACAAGCACCTTCAGGCAATTATCGACATCACAGTCCGGGCCTCTCCTCACAGGATAATGAAGTGCAACTGCAAGTGCCAGGGTCTCATCCTCTCCAAAAGCCTGGGTACCCTTTGCCTTTTCATTTAACCAATAGAGTGTTACTTCCCGGATATATGACCTGGCAACTTTTGTCTTAATAAGTTTCCTTCCTGCAATCATCCAGTATTGATTTGCAGATACCGGGAAGGGGAGATCAAGGATCAACATTTGTTTGCCAGTTCAGTCTGTTCAGAGGGTGTAATAAAACTACTCTTTCTTTCCCTGACATCCCTCTGCAGTTTCTTGAAAATATCTTC